ATGGCTACATATCAAACATACCAAGCTATAGGAAACAGAGAAGACCTATCGGATATTATATATTCGATCAGTCCAACTGAAACTCCTTTTATGTCTGGAATTGCGAAAACAAAAGCAACAAACACACTACATGAATGGCAAACTGATGCACTAGCTGACGTTGCTGCGAATGCTGCTATTGAAGGAGCTAGTATAAGTTATGCAACTCTAACACCATCAGTTAAAGAAACTAACTACACTCAAATTTCTACTAAAGGAATTAAAGTTTCAGGAACGCAAGATTCTGTAACTTCTGCTGGAAGAAATAATGAGTTAGCTTACCAAGTTGCAAAAAGTGCTAAAGAGTTAAAAAGAGATATGGAAGTAGCTCTTTTAACTAATATTGCTAAAGCAGCAGGTGATGCTACTACAGCTAGAAAACTTGGAGGAGCTCAAACTTGGTTTGAAACTAATGTTGACGCTGGTGCAGGTGGTTCAGGTGCTGGTAATGGTGCAATCAGAACAGATGGTACTCAAAGAGCATTTACTGAAGCACAATTAAAAGGTGTTCTAGTATCTTGTTACAATGAAGGCGGAAACCCTAACATGATTATGGTTAATGCTTTTAACAAACAAAAACTATCTGGATTTACTGGTGGTTCTACTAGATTTGACGCTGCAGAAGATAGAAGATTAATTACTTCTATTGATGTATATGAGTCAGATTTTGGAACTATGCAAGTATCTCCTAATAGATTCATAAGAGGTGCTAATGCTACTTCTGCTAAAATAGGTCAAGATGCACTTATTTTAGATATGGAATACTGGGCTTGTTCTTTCTTAAGAGACTTCTCACTACAAACTCCTGCACAAGACGCTGATGCAGATCAGAGATTTATGGTTGCTGAATACACTCTTGAGTCAAGAAATGAAAAAGCAAGTGGTTTAATCACAGATTTAACTACTTCATAATAAATAAATTTGCTTGGGGTGTAACCTAAAAAAATGCACCCCAGTCAATTAAACAAAACGTTGAAATCTTAATAAGGTTATAGATGGAACAACAAATGGAGAAAACACAATGAGAACATTAAACGATTACTTTTTAACATCAGCAATACCTGACGTATCAACTGCATCATCTACTTTTGTAGTTATACCAGACGCTGGTAGAATAGTTAAAATATTTGCTCACAACAAAGCAACCACTACTGGAACTGCAGCTGTTACTTTTGAAATAGACGGTGTAGCTTGTACTTCTGGTGCAATAAGTCATATTGCAACAGCTTCAGCTGGAAAACAATATGAAGTAGAACCTACAGCATTAAATAATGTAAATGAAGGTTCAGCACTTGAATGTATTACTAACGGTGGATCTACAAACGCTTCTAAAATGGAAATAACTTTTGTTATTAGAAGATAATAAGATATAACAATATTTGGGGGATCTTACCTAGCGGTACTTCCCCCTTACTAACTAATGGAGAAATAAAATGAGTTTTAATTACGGACTAAGACCTATAACACATCAAGGTAAAACAAGTGATGGAACATCTGCTCAATCTAGTGCTTTTGGATCACAAACTGAATATGTAAGAATAGCAGCAACTGCTGATGTTTATATTTTATTCGGTGCAAACCCAACTGCTGTTGCAACTGCTGATTCATCAACTATCTTTATACCTGCTGACCAACCTGAAATTTTTAAAGTTTCACCAGGTGAAAAAGTAGCTTTTATTGGTACTGCTGAAATTTCTATTACTGAAATGTCTGGCTAATGGCTAAACAAAATTTTGCATTTTATGTAAAAAGAGATCAGAATAAAAAACGACCAGGTTGCCATAAGAAATCTCAAAACAAATCTGAGTGTAGGCAAAAAAGTCAGAATAGATATAAAGGTCAAGGCAAATAATGAGAAAAGATACAGTATTAGATGGACTACAAAAAACTACTTACATACAAGATGATATGGAAGGTAAAATTATTACTAAGGAAGAAGTTAATATAACTCCTCACTTAGAACATAATAAAAAACTATTAAATTTAAATGATGGTTATTCTAAATCAAGAGATTTAAAAAGAGTTGCTAGTATTCCAACTATTGCTTTAAGTGTCTGGGCAAAAGAGTATAATGGTAGTAATAATTGGTTTGGTTTACCACCAGAAGTACAGAATAAAATATTAAAAACAAAATTGAATAGTAATGAGTTTCAATACTTTAAAACAGCAGAAGGTAATATATAATGGCATTAGCAACTTACTCAGATTTAAAAACATCACTTGCAAATTGGTTAAATAGAACTGATCTAACAACAGAGATAGCGGAAGACTTTATTGTCTTAGCAGAAAAAGATTTTAATTCTAAATTAAGAGTTAGAAAAATGATTACTCAATCTTCAATTACAGTTGATTCTGAATTAGTAACTTTACCAACAGGATTTTTACAAGTAAGAGATTTTTATATTTTACAAGGTGGAGTTAAGTATGCTTTAAATTATATTACTCCATCTCAAATGGATCAGATTAAAGGAACATCATCAACTGGTATGCCTTCTACTTATACAATCTTAGGAGATAATTTAAGATTTGCTCCAGTACCATCATCTTCATATTCAGGAATTATAAATCACTATAAAGAATTTGATCCACTATCAGTTACAAACACTTCAAATTATATTTTAACAAATCACCCAGCTATTTATTTATATGGTTCATTATATCATGCTTCTAATTTCTTAGGTGGTATTGAGCCTAATCAAGCTGGACAATGGGAAAAAATGTATCAAACGGCTTTGGAAAGACTTGATAGAAATGACAAAGAAGATTCTTATGGTAATGCACCTTTACAACAAAGATCAGATGTAAGTGTAGCAGGTTCATTTAATGATATAAGTAGATTTTCTACAAACAACAACGTTTAGGAATATTAATGCAAGTACCCTTTGGCGAATGGCTACCAGATCAACCAGAACATAATAATCCTGGTGCTAATGTAGCTAACAATGTTTACTATGCTTTAAATTCTTATAAAAGATTTCCCTCTCTAGTTAATTATTCTACTAATGCTCTACCAAAAGATTCAAGAGGAGCTGGTTCTTTTAGAGATAATTCTAATACCGTTTTTAATTTCGTAGCAACACAAGATACTCTCTATACTTTAACTGGAGGAGCATTTAATGAGTTAGGTGCTAGTGGATTATTATTATCTACTGCTAAAGCTTCATGTACAATTACAGTTTCTGATTATGGAAATATAGCTGATGGAAAAACTATTACTTTAACTAAAAATGATGCTTCAACTATTGTATTTACTTCAACGTCTAGTTCTCCATCTACAAATGAATTTCAAGTACAAACAAATAATAATACTACAGCAACAAATTTACAAACTGCTATTCATGCTCATGCCGATTTTACAGCAACAGTTACGGATGCAGTTGTTACAGTAACAAGAGCAACTATTGGTAGAGAAAATTTAACCAATGTTTCAACAGATACTGTAAGATTAACAACAACAAATTTTATTGGTGGAACACCTTTAACAGGAGCTTCAACAGATTATATAACTTTTACTCAATTTGGAAATTATGTAATTGCAAGTAATGGTGTAGATGCACCTCAATATTATTTAATGGGTACGTCAACTGTTTTTGCAAATCTATCTAACATTGCAACATCAGGTACAGTTCCAATATTTAAAGTTTCAGGAGTAGTAAGAGATTTTTTAGTAACTGGAAATGATTTAACAGCTTCAAATAAAATACAATGGTCTGGAATTAATGATTTAGCAACTTGGGAAGCAGGAACTAAACAATCAGATAGTCAACAACTTCCTGGTTCTGGTGGACAAATTACTCATATAACATCTGGAGAAATTAGTTATGTATTCAGACAAAATTCTATAATTAGAATGGATTATGTTGGTGGTTCAACTGTATTTAGATTGTCAATGATCTCACCAAATAGAGGAGCTGTTTATGGAAGAACAGTTTGTCAAGATAATCGTAGAGTATTTTTTTATGCTGATGATGGATTTTTGAAATTAATGGAGATACAGTAAAAGCTATTGGTGCAGAAAAAGTAAATAGATTTTTTGATATTAATTTAAACAAAGCATATTCAGATAGAATTTGTGCTGCTGTAGATCCTTTTAATCAATTAGCAATTTGGCTTTACCCCTCATCTTCTGACACAGCAAATATTACTGGAATTTGTGATAAAGTTTTAATTTATAATTATGCTACGGAGAAATGGTCATCAGCCAATGCAAGTGCTAGTACAATATTCTCTCAATTCGTTGGAGCTTATACAGTTGAATTAATGGATATTATTTCTGAAAATTTAGATAATATTAATATTTCTTTAGATACTGACTTTTGGAGTGGTGGACAATTATTACTAGGTGGTATAGATAGTGATTATAAAGCTGCTATTTTTTCAGGAACAGAAAATGTTGGAGAAATAGAAACTACAGAATTAGAGTTGTTTCCTGGATTAAGATCGTCTATAACAAGTGTAAGACCAATTGTAGATGCTAAAGCTACAGTAACTATTAAGACAAGAGATAAATTGTCAGATTCCGTAACTGAGTCAACTACTTCAAGTATGAACTCTACAGGTATTAATCCAGTAAGACAATCTGGAAGATATGTTAAAGTAAATGTTAAAATACCAAGTGGTGGAGCTTGGAAGGATGCACAGGGAATTGATCTAATTGCATCAAAATCAGGTTTGAGATGACAGATAAAAGTGATATAGATAACGTAAGATATAGTTTTGAAACACAAGAATTTTTTCAAAGACAAATTGAAGAAGCAATTAACGCATTAATAAATGAAAAAAATCAAGAAAATAATAAAGCTTAATTCTTGGTTTTTAGGAGATTAAATTATGGCAGGAATAAAGATTACTCAAACAACCCAAGCTAACAATATAGACTTAAATGGAATTGATACAGATGAGGGGATGTTACCTTCTAATTTAAATAATGCAATTAGAGCATTGATGAAGAATACTAGAGAATGGTATAATGATAGTCAATGGGTTGAGTATGGTGATGGTGATGCAGCTTTTACAGCAGCTTATGCAAGTGGAACTTCATTTACAATTGCTGGTGTTGATGTTACAGCAATTTATCATGCTGGAAGAAGAATTAAATTAACAGCTTCTACTCCAGGAACAATTTATGGAACTATTTCTAGTTCAACTTTTTCTACAAACACTACTGTAAATATAACTTGGGATAGTGGTTCATTATCAAGTGAAGCTATTACAAATGTTTATATTGGTGCTTTATCTAAAACAAATAATTCTATACCAACAGGAATTATATCAACTGCTATTCTTGCAGATGGATCAGTTACAACTGCTAAACTTGCAACTGATGCAGTTACAGTTGCTAAGATGACAGCTAATTCTGTTGACTCTGACCAGTATGTAGATGGTAGTATAGACACAGCTCATATAGCATCTGCACAAGTAACATCAGATAAAATTGCAACAAGTGCTATAACTACAGCTAAAATAAATGCTGATGCTATAACAGGTGCTAAAATAGCTGACGATCAAATTGATAGTGAACATTATGTTGATGGCTCAATAGATACAGCTCATATTGCAGACTCACAAATTACAGTTGCTAAAATGGCAGCTAACTCTATAGATTCAGATCAATATGTTGATGGATCAATTGACACAGCACACATAGCTGATTCTCAAATTACTTCCATAAAAATAGCAAATGATTCAATTGTTGATGCAGATATTAATTCTAGTGCAGCAATAGATGCAACTAAAATTCATAATGGTGTAGTTTCAAATGCAGAATTTGCATATGTTAATGGAGTTACTTCTGCTATCCAAACACAAATGGACGCAAAAGCTGCAACAACTTATGTTGATAATGCAGTTGCTGGATTAAGAACTAGAATTATTGCAGAGTGTGCTTCAACTGCAAATGTAGTAATTTCATCAGCTCTTGAAGCTGGAGATGTTATTGATGGTATAACATTAGTTTCTGGAGATAGGGTTCTTTTAAAAAATCAATCAACAGCTACAGAAAATGGTTTATATTTAGCAGTCGGTAGTGGTGCTGGTGCAGCATCAAGAGATCCTGAACATGATACTATTGCAGAACTATCAGGTGGTATGGTTATAACTAATCAAGGTACTGCAAATGATAATAAAATATTTTTATGCACAACAGATACTGATGCAGTATTAGGATCTACAAGTATTACATATACAACAATTACCCCACAAAATGTAGGAACAGTTACATCTATTACAGCTGGTACAGGTCTTTCAGGTGGAGCTATTACAAGTTCTGGCACAATAGCAATTGATACAGCAACAACTGTTGATAAGACAACTGCACAAACTTTAACAAATAAAACTTTAACTTTACCAAAAATAAATGAAAATGTAGCACTAACTTCTACTGCAACAGAATTAAATTTATTAGATGGTGTTAGTGGATTAGTACAAGCTGATTTAACTAAACTTGCTGCAGTAGATGCTACAGCAGCAGAAATAGATACACTTGATGCTTTAAGTAGAGGAAGTATTATTTATGGTAACTCAAGTGCAGCTACAACAGTTTTAACTAAAGGTACAGCAGATCAAGTATTAACATCAGATGGAACAGATATAGCTTGGCAAGATGCAGCTAGTGGTGGTTTAGATTGGCAATCATCAGTAGTTACAGCTTCAACTATTACAGTAGTAGCTGGTAGAGGATATTGGATTAATACAACATCTAATGCTTGTACAATTACTTTACCTAGTTCAGCTAGTGTTGGTGATGAATTAATTTTTACAGACTATTTAAGAACATGGGGAACTAACGCAATTACAATAAATCAAAACAGTTTAAAATTTCAAGGAGCAACAGCTCCTAATCCATTATATAATACAAGCGGTCAATCAGTTAGAATAGTTTATTCTGGTGCAACACAAGGTTGGATTCCAACTTCAGATGATGATGTAACTTTAGAAACACCCCCACCTTATTCAGTAGACTTTTTAGTTATTGCTGGTGGAGGTTCTGGTGGTGGTTTAGCTGGAGGAGGTGGAGGTGCTGGAGGTTATAGAACATCAACTCAATCAGTTTTATCTGGCACAGCAATTACAATTACAGTAGGAGATGGTGGTGCAGCTAGATCTGCTAATGGTTCTGAAAATGGAAATAGTGGATCAAACAGTTCAATATCAGGTTCAGGATTAACTACAATTACCTCTGCTGGAGGTGGATATGGTACGTCTTATGCTGGTTCAGCAGGAGGTAATGGAGGTTCTGGGGGTGGTGGAGGTGGTGGTTCTGGAACTATACCAGGAGGAAGTGGAAACACTCCAAGTACATCACCAAGTCAAGGAAATAATGGAGGTTCTGGAGTTTATATTGCTGGTGGTAGAACTGGTGGCGGTGGTGGCGGTGCTAGTGCAGTTGGAGGAAATGGAGATGGTGCTTCTCCTGGAACTACTGGTAGTGGTGGTAATGGAACAGCATCTTCAATAACAGGGTCTTCTGTTACTAGAGCTGGTGGTGGCGGAGGTTCACAAAATGGAACTGGTGGAACTTTAGGAACTGGTGGTTCTGGTGGTGGAGGAGATGGTGTTGGTTCTGGAAATGGTAATGCTGGAACAGTTAATACTGGTAGTGGCGGTTCTGGTTCTAGTGAAGATAATACTGCAAGTGGTGCTGGTGGTAAGGGTGTAGTTATTTTAAGTATGCCTTCAGCAGATTATTCTGGAATAACAACAGGCTCTCCAACAGTTGCAGTAGTTGGAGCAAATAGAGTTTTAACATTTAATGGAAGTGGGAGTTACACAGGATAATGGCTAGTTTTGCAAAAATAGGATTAAATAATAAAGTAATAGAAGTTCTTTCAGTTCATAATAATGAATTGTTAGATGCTGATGGAGTTGAACAAGAAGTTAATGGAATAGATTTTTTAACTAAATTAACAGGTTGGTCTATTTGGGTTCAAACATCTTATAACACTCTTGGTGGAGTTCACTCAACTGGAGGAACACCTTTAAGAAAAAATCATGCTGGTATTGGTTTTACTTATGATGAAGATAAAGACGCTTTTATTCCTAAAAAACCTTTTAATTCATGGATATTAAATGAAGATACTTGTATTTGGGAAGCACCTGTTGCTAAACCAGATGATGGAGAAAGATATACTTGGAATGAAAATAATGAAAGATGGGATTTAACAGATAAATAAATATTTGTTAATAATATGAAAGAACCTATTATTGAAAATTTATTTCCAATACCTATTTATATATCAAATATAGATAGAAAATTTACAAAACAAGAATTACAATTTGTAACTGAACAAAAAAACAATTGTAAAAATAATACAGGCAATATTCATACAAAAGATAATTATATCTTAAATAGAAAAGAGTTTAAAAACATTAAAAATTTATTGATAAATCTTGTCAAGATTATTTAGAAAAAATTATATCTCCTAAAAATAATATAGAACTTTATATAACTCAATCTTGGTTAAATTATACAGAAGAAAATCAACATCATCATATTCATGCACACCCAAATTCAGTTGTATCTGGTGTATTATATTTTGATTGTAATAAAGAAAACGATAAAATTAAATTTTCAAATCCAATAGGCTACCAGCAAATAAAACCTGAAATAAAAAATTTTAATATATGGAACTCTGAAACTTGGTGGTTTGCTTTAGAAACTGGTCAATTAGTAATGTTTCCATCATCAACTATTCATCAAGTAGAAACTAAAAAGGGAAATAATACTAGAGTAAGTTTAGCTTTTAACACTTTTTATAAAGGTACAATAGGTTCAAATAACAATTTAACAGAGTTGATTTTATAATAACAAAATGGTATAAAACTTTTGCAAGTGGGTATTACCTCCACACCAAATATTCACTTGCTTAACTATAGATTAATATTATGAAAAATTATCTTTACATATCTGACAATAAAATTAATATTAAAATCACAACAAGATAATTATGGCAAATATATATAAAAACGCAGGTTTTGCAATAAGCACAACAGATCTTACAACTATCTATACAGTACCTACTGGAAGAACAACAATTGTTAAAAATATACAAATTAGTAATGAACATGGTTCAAACAATCTTGTAGAAGTATTTGTAACTGATAGTTCAGCTTCAGCTACTTTTGAAGTATATCATAAGTCTTTAGCTTCTGGAGAAACAGTTAATGCTGCTTTATCTCCTATTATTTTAGAGTCAGAAGATGTACTTAAAATACAAGTAGGTACAGTAGATACCATTGAAGGTTTAGTTAGTTATTTAGAAATATTTGACGAAAGAGTGCTTAAATATATATTGTTTTAAGTATTTTTAATGTATTTATGGAATTAGTACGAATACCAATTATAGAACTTGATAAAGTTTGGTCATTAGTAGAAAAAGATATTAAATCTGCTTTAGCTTATTCAGGTCAACTTACCGATTCAGATTATGTTTTTGAAACTGCTAAAGAAGATAAATTTCAAGTCTGGGTTATTTGGGATAAAAAAGAAAAACAAACATCTGATAAGTATTTTGGTGTAGTAGTTACTGAAATAATAAAAAGAAAACATGGTAAAGTCTGTCATGTCTATATTGTGACTGGAAGGCAAATGTCTAAATGGCAACACTTAATAAGTAGAGTTGAAGAATTTGCTAAAGATGAAGGTTGCAAGATGATGGAATTAATAGCTAGACCAGGTTGGCAAAAAGTCTATAATAATTATGGTTATAAAAAACCCATATTGTTTTAGAAAACAAATTAAACAAGAGGATAAAATATGAGTTTTGGCGGAGGATCATCAGGCGGTGGAAACACAGCAACAACACAAGGGGTAACACCTTATGCACCAGCACAACCAGCATTAAATCAAATACTATCAGAATCTGGAAACTTATATAATCAAGGAGTAGGTGCTTCAGGTTATGTAGCTCCCTCACAACAAACATTAAGTGGTCTTGCTCAACAAGAACAATTAGGTACAGCTGCAAATCAACAAATGGCTGCAACACTTGGTGGACAATATTTAAATCCTTTTTTATCACCTTTATTACAACAAACTGCTGGAAATATTTATACTAATGTAGCACAACAATTTAGTGGAGCAGGTAGAACACCAGGTTCTCCAATGATGCAAAACCAAGTTGTTTCTCAAGTAGCTAATGCTGCTTTACCTTTAGCTTTTCAAGAGTATGGTCAAGAAAGAGGAAGACAGTTAGGTCTTGCAACTCAAATACCTGGTCTAACTCAAACAGGAGCTCAATTAGAAAATTTACAAAGACAACAACAAATGGCTCCATATCAATCATTACAACAATATTCAAATTTAGTTAATCCAATAGCTTCTGGTTTTCCAGTAACTACTGCTCAACAAAACACACAAGCTAATCCATTCTCAACTGCTATGGGTGGAGCTATGCTAGGTGGTTCATTTGCTAGTAATCCTGGTTATGGTGCTTTAATCGGTGGTGGATTAGGTTACTTAGGTGGTCTTTTATAATGGATAAAATAAATAAAATAATTTACGATTTAAAAACAGATATAGATAATAATACATCTAAGTATATTATTATACTTGGTGTGCTATTTGTAATTTTAATAATTTTATAAAGGAATTAATTCTTAATGAATGACCTTAAAAAATACGCAGGACTTCTAAATGATGTAGCACCAAAAAATCATTTACTTGCTTACATAACTCCAAGTGAAAGAGATATGTTAGTAGATGCTGGTGGAGTTAAAACTTCTACACCATCTGGTATTTTTGCTTATCCACCTAGCAATGATGCTAGAGGTCAAAGTACAGGATCAAATTCATCATCAAATAGTGGTGGTGGTGGTTCTGGCGGTGGAGGTAATGGAAGACAAGATGCTGAATCTCAATACGGTGCAGACTCTGTAGGATCTTATGATTCATCAGCTAATCAATCTGGTAGAGAACAAAGTTATGGTGGTGGTAATGATAATACAGTAGATCCTGGTTTTCAAAGAGCATTAGCAGAAATAGCTTATCAACAACAAAATCCTGTTTATGGTGATCCAGATCCTCAAGTAGATGTTTCCCCACAAGATAGAGATAGTATTACAAGTTTTTTTGATAATTATAAAGCTAATGTAAAATCAAACCCTTTTAATCTTTCAACAATGGGTGCTTTAAAAACATTATATCAAACTAATCAAGCTAGAAATATGATGTCAGGTGTACCAGGTTATGAATTTTTAGGATATACAGGTGGTAATGGAAATACTACAAATACTGCTGTAGGTAGTGGTGGAGGTGGTAATGCTTTGCAAAATTTATTAATTTCTTCAGGGTTGTTTACACCGCAACAATCTATGGTTAATGATTACTTTGCTAATCAACCTTCATCTTCTATATCTTCTAGTTTGCAAACAAGCTATAATGATGCTAAAAGTAACATAAATAACATATTGGGTATAAGTACACCAAGTCAACAGTTTGGTTACTCACAAGCACCCTATGGCAACCTAAGTAATGTAAATATGACAAACAACCCTTACAATATAGATTACTTAAAACAATTAGGATTAATATAATGGCATTAATGGATTTATACAGAAAATATATGACAGGAACAGCAGGTGTTGATGGTGGTCAAGGAACTCAAGGTTTATTTGGTGTCGGTGGTCAATCTGGTGCAGGTGGATTAATAGATTTTCAAAAAATGAATAATCAAGAAGGTGGTTTATTAAATAATATACCTCAATCAGCTTTATTAGGTTCGGCTATATTTGGTCAAGGTATGCAAGGTAAAGATCCTTTCTCTGCATTACTTCCTGCTGTAACTCAAACAGCACAATTACAACAAATGTTAACTCCTAAAAAAGGAAGATTAATTTCTGCTTATGATCCAAATAAAGAAAATGAAGATGGATCTAAAGGTGCAGTTGTTTATGAATATGAAAGAGATATTAAAGCTAAAGGTTTAACACCAGTACCAAAAGAATTTCAAGGAACTGCTGCTGCAAGAAACTATGCAAGTTATTTAAAAATAGTAGAAGAAGGTGATCCAATGAAGATAAAAATTGCAGGTGAAGTTTATGGAAGAAAAGGTAAAGAGCGAATGAGCGAAGAAGAATTTTTAGGATCTGTTGCAAAAAATTTAGCTAAATCTGAATATACATCCTCTGAAGAAATATCAGACAAACTACCAGGATTTAAAAATCTTTATAGAGAAATTTACAAAACTATGGAAACCCCTACATCAGTTCCAGAAAGTAAAGATCAATTAATTGATGGACAATTATATAATGTTAATGGTCAATCAATGAAATGGAATAAGAAAAAAGATAACTTTGAATAGGAGGTTGTATGGCTATAACCTTTGAAGAATTAAAAAAAATTCCGAAACTCAAAGTAAACAAGAACCAGTTACATTTGAATCTTTACAACCACAAGAGATTAAAGAAGAACCTAAAATACAACCAATTACATTTGAATCTATAAAAAAGAAAAAGAAGAAAATAGAGATTAGGTGTAGGTGAAATATTTATCGTACAGCAGTTGGTGCTTTAAGAGATGTAGCTCAAGGAACTATAGATTTTTCAGAATGGATAGAATCACCATTTGATTTAATTACTCCAGACAAATATAAAGGTGGTGTAGTAAAAAACTGAAGAAGATGGTTATCAAGTTTTATATGGGGATAA